AATGGTGTATATAACTTGATACTTATATATAATAACAAACGATTTAATACTAGAGTGGTAAAACAATGATAAAACTACACAAAATACTAAAAGAAGTCACAGACTATAATTTTGAAATGAAGTATGTGAAAGACAAAAATGCTAACAAAGTTATCGACGTATTACAAGGCTTAGGCTTTGGAGTTGGAAGAGGTGATGTTGCAGCAGCAAACAAAAGACTTAAAACATACGAAGGTGGTATGATGTTTAAGCACATGCAATATCACGTCGTACATGATGGAAAAGGTTCTGATGTCTATTTTATATATCAGACCCAACACTACTTAAGAGACCGAGATGTTGATGTCACTAAGGTAACAGTTGATGTATATGATAAAGGCTATGAAAGAACAAGAGACAAGCGTAAAAACATAGGAAATGTACTAGTACCAACAAAAAAATTCCTAAAAGGACTTGATCGTCTAGTAGTATTGGACAAAAGCTACTAAGGAGGAGATTGATGAAAAAGATACTCGTTATATTATTAGTTATTTTAGCAAGCTGTTCAACACCAAAAAAATGTTGCGGACAAATAGATTTTACAGGAATTACAAAAGACTTTTTTAAGTACTCTACACTTTATGGAGCTGTAAACGGAGGTACTTCTATATCTGATGTAGATGTTTACAGTGTTACAAATGGTTTAGAAACACAAACAATTAAAACTCCATTTGATTATTCACTACTGTTTGGAGCTAGAAAAATAAAAAGATTTGGATATGAGCCAAAAGAAGCATTTAAGAATGGAACAGAAAATTCATATTCTGATGCTGCAACTGTAGGTATATGGGCAAATAAAGTTGAGTTCTTATTCCAAGCTGAATATAAAAGGCAAGAAGGAGAAGAATATTTTGACCAACATCACATGATTAGATATGTTGCTGATAACTGGTTAGCAAAATTAGAATACCTTGAAGATGGGTTTGCAGACGTTAAATTCTTTGAATCTTCACAAAGATATAGAAAAGAACTAAAAAATGGTATATCTGTCAATGTAGGTATAGTGCAAAGAATGTCAGAACCTTATGGCTTTGACCCACTAGAAGAGTGGTTATTGTCAAATGGTAATTTACACTATACTTTTTTAGCTATTGAAGAGGGATATACAGTAGAATTTGATGGCGAAGGTGGAACAGAATATTTTGACCCATCAGGTAATTCAGTTGCAACAAGTACAGAGGTATGGGAAGCCGTTGTAATACCAGAAATGTTGGCAAATTATACAGAGAAAAAGAGAAACGAATTACCTATACAATGGACACATTCATGGGTAGTAGGATTTGACTACTATAAATACACTAAAAATAATTGGTTGCATGCATGGGGTAGTTTAATGCCACTTCATTATAGTGATGAAGATAATCAGTTCAGCTATTACAATTTTAACGAAGGTCAATGGAAAGACTATTCAGGTGGAGTTATTTTTGGATATTGGTTTAACAAAAATATAGGGATATTTGCAGAAGGAACATATAATAAATATTGGAATAGAACTTGGCACAGTTTTAGTGCTGGAATAAATTACAGAGTTTTTTAGGGAATTATTATGGCAAAGGAATTAAACGAAGATACGTCATTTAAGGTTAGTATAAAAACACTAGCCGGTATTGCAGCAGGTATAGCAACTGTCGTAGGTATGTGGTTTGCACTACAAGCCGACATAGAAGAGGCAAAACAATTGCCAGCTCCTGAACCACCAGTTATCACTCGTATGGAGTTTGATATGAAAGACCAATTAGTCCGTCAAACTATCATGTCTACTCAAGAAGACGTAAAAGAAATCAAAGAAAAACTTGACAAACTTGAAGATAAAATAGACGCTTTGAGATAGGAGAAAAGTTATGAAAAAGATACTATTATTATTGTTTATTTGTGGATATAGCTACGTTAGTGGTCAAAATCCATGTGGTGGTGATAATTTATGTGTCGTTCAATTTAATGCAGGTTTCAATGAAGCAAACAAGGTAACTTGGCTAAATAAGTTAAGTGAATGTGACACTAAATTTATAGATATTCAAGCAGACACTAAGGCTGCAGGAAAATACAAAATAGTAGTTGTACCAACAATACTTATATTTATGGATGGAGAAGAAGTTGGTAGATTCCAGGCAAATATTATGATGCAAATGGAAGCAACTAAAGATGAGGTACAAGAGAAGATTGACGAAATAATCATGGACGCATTCTAATGATAAAACTGAAGGATATACTAAATGAAGGAGTCTACGACCCAGGAATATTCAAAGCAATATTTACTGCAGGTGGACCTGGAAGTGGTAAGTCTTTTGCAGCCGCAACACTATTTGGTATGCCAGAAAAAATGCCATTTGTTTCGGCAAAAGGATTAAAGTCAGTTAATAGTGACAAATATTTTGAGACTTATCTTAAAATGAGTGGTTTATCTCAAGATATTTCTAATATGACGCCTGGAGAGTTTGAAAGAGCGATGCATTTAAGAAAGAAAAGCAAAACAGTAAGAGATGCTGCACTTAAAAATTATATAAATGGAAGATTAGGACTACTAATTGACGGAACAGGAAAAGATTATGCAAAGATTGCATCACAAAAGAAAAAACTACAAAGTGTAGGATACGACTGTTTTATGATTTTTGTGAATACAGATCTAGAAGTAGCATTGGAGAGAAATAGAAAAAGAGATAGAACTTTACCTGAAAAATTAGTAAATGATTCTTGGAAGTCTGTACAGAATAATTTAGGTAAATTTCAAGCACTATTTGGTTCAGGTAATATGTTAATAGTAGACAATAGTGAATTCAAAGAGTTTCCATCTGTAGTTAAGAAAGGTGCAAATGAATTTATGTCTAGAAAGATACAGAACCCAATAGCAAAGGCATGGATAAAAAAAGAAATAGAATTGAGGAAGAAAAAATGATAAAATTGTCAGAAATATTGTTGTTAGATAAATTAGTTTATTCTGAAACTATTCCTAAAAAGCATCAAGATCTCATAGATAAGCTACCTGATACTATGTTTGCAAAATTTGACCTTAAACAATTAAAGTCTATGCCACCACCAAAAAATAGTTCTAATCAAACACTTAGAGAATTGATTAGTTTAGATAAAATAATGATGCCTGTAGAACAAATAAATGCAGCAGATGATATAGATGAATACTTCAAGGGATACTTTGAAAAAAACCATCTTAAATTTCCAAAAGATGAGGTTAGAAGACTTATAAAAGATTCTAGACCACTCATACAAACATTAAAATATTATTACAATAGACCAAGACCTGCGCAAGTAGCAAAGGCAATGTCACTAAAATTTCATAATGAACCATTAACTTCAGCTAAAACACCAGCATATCCTTCAGGTCATTCAGTTCAAGGAATGTTAGTTGGAAAATATCTAGCTACAAAATTTCCTCAACATGCAAATGAAATCATGGGATTAGCTGATGATATATCAAAAAGTAGACTTGCAGCCAATGTTCACTATCCAACTGATTCAATTTTTGGTGAAAAAATAGCTTTAGCCTTATATTTATATATGAGAAATACAGCAAGTCTGGGAATGGAGAAAATATAATGAACGTAAAAAAAGCAGCAGAACTTATATTTGATAAATTAGCAATGGCAAAAGTCATTGGAAAACAAAACAGAAGAAGAGCAGTTGGAATCATAGAATTTCAACTTCGTTCATTTAGATTTGCAAATGAAGCTGCAACTCCAGAGAATGCACCAGCATATTTCAAAGGTCTATCTAAAAAAGAAAAAGATGAGCGTGAGAGAGTAATCAAGAGAAGAAGTAAGATGAAATCAGGCGATCCAGATGCATATAAGCCTTTTAGAACAGATAAAGGTAAAAAGACAAAACCATCTTCTTCAACAAAAAAATTCAAGAAAATGTTTGGAGAACTTAACGAAGAAGAACAGAAACTATTCGTAGAAAAATTATCAGCAAAGATTAGAAAGTCTCTAAAAAAGAAAGCTGAAAAAGCAAACGCTCCTATGGGTGCATTGACTACAATATACAATAAAGGTCTAGCAGCTTGGAGAACAGGACATAGACCTGGAGCTAGTCAACATGCATGGGCAATGGCAAGAGTAAACTCAGTATTAACCGGTGGTAAAGCTAGAAAAGTTGACGCTGCTCAGTGGAAACAAATATCTAAACACAGAAAAAAGAAGAAAAAGTAATGTGGAATATATTCAAAGACGATAACGAATGGAATGAAAAAACTGTAGTAGGATTTATTGCTTTTCTCGTTATGTGTGCAATTATGATAGCTGACCTCGTAACTGGTTGGTTTGGTAGAGACTTAGTTATTAACGAGTTTGTATATGACTCATTTACTCTTGTTGTTCTAGGATGCTTTGGAATAGCAGGTATTGAAAAATTTGCGAAAAAATAATGGATAAGAATAGACTTAAAAATATTATAGCTGAAGAAGTAGATAGAGTGCTTCAACAAGGGTTAGGACTTAGTGAGTTATCTAAACTAAACGAGGACTATTCTCAAAGAGCAAGAAACTTTAGAGTTGCTCTTAGAAGAAGACTTGAGAAAATGAAACCTGGCCAAGTGATTAGATATGGTAAACTATTTTGGACAGCACAAGGTAAGAATAATTTTAGAGATAGTTTAAGAAATAAAACTTTTCCAAATGGTAGGATGACGCCTGGTCAAGATGTAGTACAAGCATTGAAATTTGCAGTACAGTCAGATATAATGAAACACAGAGGTGCAGCAGGCGATGACATGGTAAAAAAATATCTGAAATTTGAAGGCAAATTAACTGAAGCTAAATTTTACGTAACATATAATCAAGGTAGAGGTATGGGTAAAAGAGTAGTTACAAGTAAAGAATCAGATTACGAAGATCCAAGAGTATTCAAAAACTACAATGATGCTGAAAAATATGTTAAGAGAGCCAAAAGCGGAGGTGGAACACCAGGAAGAATAACTGCATACTGGGTATCAGATATCAATATGAATCGAATTGATAAACGTGGAAAGATAATAGAAGGCAAATTAACTGAAGCTCCAAAAGTTGCACCACAAACAAGAATGGAGTTTGGTGTAGAGTACAGAGATAGTAAAGGTAGACCTAAAAAAGATAATCCACTTGTTATGCGATTCAAAACAAAGGCTCAAGCAGATAAGTATGCAAAGAGAGGAAACAAGGTAGATAAGGTTGGAGGTAAGTATACAGTAGTTCAAGTACCTATTGAAGAAAAGTTTGATAGTAAAGCCCAGCAAAGATATATGTTCGCAACAAACCCTAAAGCCGCGAAAAAACTTGCAAGTAAAATGACCAAGAAAGACTATGATGAATTACCTGACAAGGTTAGTAAGGAAAATGTAGCACCAGATCATGATGGTAAAGCTGCACCTTTCGGTTCAGGATATAAGAAGGTAAAAGACTTAGAAGAGTCTACAAAGGCATATGAAAAAGCTTTACAGAAAATGGCTAGAGATAATAAATTAAAAATGTTATCTAAGAGTGATAAGGAAAAACTAATCAAAATCGCTCAAATGCTAAAGAAAGCAAATGAATCTGTAAACGAAGGAGCTGATGCGAATAGATGGTTTAGTAACTTGAAGTACTATTATCAAAAAGGATTACGCAGTCCAGACTTAAAAGACCCAGCAGAAAAGAAAGCTTATATCAAGTTATCAAAACAATTCTTTAGTAAACTTAAAGAGTCTTTTGAGGAAGGCAAATTAACTGAAGCGGTTGATATAAACGACCCTGTTCTTGTAGCATTCAGAGCTTCAAGAAAAACAAAACCAACTAAAGCAAAAACAAAAGCTCGTAGAATTAGTTTTGACAAGTACTTATCTCTTTTAGATGCACAAGCAGATATTGGCCAAGATATTAAAGATAAAGCTAGAGAAATGGCTCAAACACTTAGAGACATGGAACAAGAGGCTGAACCAGAAGGTGGTAAAGTAGCAGATAGATATGGTTCTATTATGATGAAGCAAGAAAAAGAATATGCTAAATTGAAAGCTAAAAAAGCTAAGATTGACGCAAGAGTAGAAAAATATAAAATGATGTAATATGAAACTAGCAGACGTAATATCAGAAAAAAAGAAAGGACTTTGGGCAAATATAAACGCAAAGAGAAAGCGTGGTGAAAAGCCTGCTAGAAAAGGTAGTAAAGCATTTAAGAAAGCCAAAGCTGCAGCAGATAAGTTAAATAGAGAAACTGTTCTTTATAGAAGTAAAAAGTTAGGCTTAGAAATAGTAGAACACTCAGAACCAGTAATCTTTCAAGAAGCAGAATACCAAGGTAGAAAGGTAGAGCTTAATAAGGTAAAGAGAGGTGGTGATGGTGGTAAGTTTTATGTATATACTAAAAACCCAAAAGGAAATGTAGTAAAGGTTCAGTTTGGTGCAAAAGGTATGGCAATAAAAACAAAAGACCCAGCTCGTAGACGTTCATTTAGAGCTCGTATGGGTTGTGATAAGAATCCTGGACCTAAACATAAAGCAAATTACTGGTCATGTAGAATGTGGTCAGGACCAGATGCTGTTAAGAATATGCTGAAGAAGTAAGATGATAAAACTAAAAAACATATTAAGCGAAGATTCATTTGTAGACCAAGCATTTCACAATGCAAAACCTATAAATGAAGATGGACACACTGATGTAGCTTCCGCAAAAAGAAAAATGAAGCTAGCAATAGAAGATGCAAAACAACTTTTAGAAAGATTAGAAACAATGGACTCAGAAGGAGATTTACCAAGTTGGTGGATGGGTAAAGTCACATTGGCATCAGACTATTTGAATAAATGTAGAGATTATTTACTTAATCCTGGTGATGAAACTGCAGAATATGGTGGTGATGCAATAAAGGAAAAATTCAATATAAGAAAACAGTCTTGTAAACAGTCTGATGGAGATGCAGGAACACATGTAATATCATATAGGACTAAAAAAGGTAAAATGAGACGTGCATGTCATACTTCTAAAAAACAGGCACAAGACCAGGTTAAAGCAATAAAAGGACCGAGAAGATAAATGGAAAAATACTTAAAAGAAATAATGAAAATTATTGAAGGAACTTGTGGATATGGTATCGACGGAAAATTAGGTGAATCACCAGCAGGTCCTCATTTATTGAAACTAAAAGATATAGAAGAAGATGTTAGAAAACGTGGAAACAAATATTGTGCATACGTAGATGATAAACTAACAAGAGCCGAAAAAGAAGGCAACCCTAAAAAATATAAAGGTAAAAAAGTAGGTAGTATCCAAAAAACTAAAAGTGGTAAAATTAGAATGAAGGCTAGAGCATGTTATGGTTCTAGAAAGAAAGCTAACAATGCAATGGCTGCAGCTATGATGTCTGATATTAGAATGAAAGAGAATATATCTCAAACAGGAGTATCACCATCAGGAATTCCAGTTTATCAGTTTAATTACAAAGGAGATACTACAAAATATAGTGGAACTATGGCTCAAGACTTAATAAAATTAGGTATGAACGATGCTGTAAGTAAAATGGATAACGGATACTATGGGGTTCACTATAATATGATAGACGTAGATTTTTTACCTTCTAAATAATTACCCGATTATTATTGGATTGATATTTATATAAGATGATAAAACTAACTGACATATTATCTGAGATAGATTATCAATCGAAACTATCTAGAGCGCATAAACCTGACTACTATCAGTTAGGTACTTCTAAGTTTATACCATTTGATGAAGATGAAACTACAGAAGCAAAGAAAAGAATCGCTAGAAAGAAAGGACAAAAGAAAAAGTCCTCAAAACATTCAGATTTATTTACAGATGAAGATCCTAAAGGTACAATTCATGGATTAGGATTCAAAGATGCAGCAACTGCAAGAAAAGGTGTTGGTATAATAAATAAGGCGAAAAGAACCCATGCACATAAAGTACAAGCAACTCTAGTTATGAAACAACGAGCTAAAGTTGCAAAAGAACGTACAAAAGATCCAGAAAAAAAGAAAAACCTAAACAAAGCTTATCAGATTTGGTCTGACAAATTAGAGCAATTAAAAAAGAAGACTAAAAATGATTAAGTTATTAAAAAAATTAAAGGATATAATAGACCCTAATTATTGGGCTAGTAAGATTGGTGAAAGATCTGGTTTATATGATAAGGCAAGAAAGTCTTCACTACGTGAATGGGCGTTAGGATTAGAAGGATGGAAATGGTGGGCTTGGCAAATCGGTGGTGGACTATTATTTGTAGTTGTTGTAGAATTTTTATTAAATAAAGTTGGGATGACAATATTACCATGGCGATAAAACTGAAAAACATATTATTAGAAAGAAAGGTTGTAAGTATATTTGACTTTGATGATACACTTGCAAAAACAGACTCATGGGTATATGTTAAAACAAAGGATGGAATGGAAAAGCAATTAGATCCTGCCGAATTTGCAGTCTATAAAGCTAAAAAAGGTGAAGAGTTTGATTTTAGAGACTTTGATAGAAAGTTAAGAAACCCAAGATTGATTAAAAAGAATGTAGATTTACTAAAGAAGCAATTGAATATTGGTGGTAGAAAGGTAACTATTTTGACTGCTCGTAGATTAGGTGCACCAATAAACCACTTTTTCAAAACAATAGGAATACAACCCTATGTAGTACCATTAGGAGACGCAAATCCACAAAAGAAAGCAGACTACATAGAAGGAGAAATTAAGAAAGGTTATACAACTGTTTATTTCATGGACGACAGTCCTAAAAATATAAGAGCTGTAGATGCCTTAAAAAAGAAATATCCAGGAGTAAGAATTGTCACCAAGTTGGTTAAATAACGAAGAAGATTGTGATTGTCCTGACGGAGGACTAAATGCACATCACAAGAAAGTTTTAGAAAACCCTAAAATTAGAAAAAACAAGTGTGTATATTGTCCGAAGTTTAAAGAAAATTTCTTAGTAGGACCTACATGTGGTACATTAGCAATACCAGAATATGAAGATGGTAAGATGGTTGCATGTGGATGCATATTAAATATAAAGTGGAAAATAAAGTCGGCTCACTGCCCACAAGGAAAATGGTAAGATGAAACTAATAACAAAAAAATTAGAGTTAAGTAATGAATGGATTTGTTATCTACAAGACGAAAGCGGAAATAATATATCTGCACAGATAGGTAAAAGTCTTTCAGACGCCACAGCAAAAATGTTAGATAATATATGCTTTGAATTGGTTGGACCTGCAACAATGAAACTAAACTTTGTTTCCTAGGATTTTACCAATTCAAATATTTTTATTATATTATTATATGATTTTGAAATATACAAACCACACGAAAGAGAAGGTATACGAAGTAATACAATCTTGTCAGACAAATGAACAACTAAGAGGAGCTCACAAATATTATACGTTATTTATGAGACTATATAAGATAAGTGCTACATCTGAGGTTGCAAAGAAACTTCAAACCTTCTATAATCTTAAAAAAATTCAATTAAAACATGGCAGAGAATATTAGTATGTGGACAACTACAACAACATTTGGAGACGTACCATTTATTTACGTAATTAAAAGAGAAGATAAAAAATGAAAAAGATTTTATTAGCATTATTAGTTTCGCTTGGACTACAAACACAAGCTCAACAGGCAGTACCATACTTCTGCTGCGATTCAATAACATATTGGACAGACCAAGGTCAAGGATTGTTTATAGGACTTGACACAACAAATATGATACACAACCCTGATTCTATGACAATATATTGGGGAGTATGTACTGGATTTTCAGGAGGTGGTATATGTTATACAGGAGATGGTATAAGTGATTATTTTCCTCAGATTACAACATCAGATACAATCAAAGTTGGTTATGATGTATATATTTATGAGAACGGTTCAGTAGAAATATGTAGTATAGAAGATTGGTTAGTATATGACCAAGGAACATACAACTGGGTACTGCTTAATATGTTACCAACCAATATAGAAGAAATTGTAATAGAAAGATTTAATGATGGAAAGATATACGACTTGATGGGTAAAGAATTAAAACATATACCAACAGGTATCATGTACATTAGAAACAATAAAAAATATATTAGATATGAATAATAAATACGATATGGATTATGATGGTATGGGAAATCAAGGTAGGTTCCCATCAGAAGCTAAAAGATATGAATCTTCAGCAAAAGGAGCATTTATAGGGTTTGTTGGTATATTTGTAATATTAGCACTTTTGTTGCTAACTAGTTGTTATGGAACATATTATATCACTGATGCAGAATATTCTGATCTAAGAGAAGAGCATGCAGTTACGACTTTTCATAATAACCAAATTTATTGGGGTTTTCATAGTGGATATTACTACTATTATGGTAAACCTCACTACTATCCTTGGTATTACTACTATAATACATGCCCACCATCTTATTACAATGCAACTACACACATTGTAATAAGTAAACCGGTAAATAAACCAACTCATAAACCTAGACCTACAATAAACAGGCCTAGAACCAATGACAATACTAGAATTTATGTAAAACCGAACAGAAATCATAATACAAAACATAACACAAACAAAAAGGTTATTAAACCTAGAAATAAGAGGAATTAAATGGGGTTTCACAAAAGATTTATATCAGAAGATTTATTGATAGGACACTATAGAGAGTATGGAATAGATGGAGTAACTGGACTATGGAGTGCTGATGCTATAATAACTAGTGATGATTTATCACATGATGTATCAGATATACTTTGTTCAGATGTTTTAACTAATGATGAAAAATTAGAATATGCAAGTCTAATGGTTGCGATGGCATCTATACGAAAAGAAGTAAATGAAGCGAAGGACAAGAAGACCACTATTACAGGCTGAGATAGAACTTGCTATAAAAAATAGTAAGAGTGCCAAGGGTGCCGCAAGGTTTCTTGGTGTTTCCTATAATACATTTAAGAAATATGCTCAAATGTATAAGAATGAAAGTGGTGAAGTACTGTTTGAGACTTGTAAGAATCCAACTGGTAAAGGTATAAAACATATTGTAGATTATGACAAGAAATATCCACTAGACGATATTCTTGCAGGTCAGTATCCACAATATAAAGATTGGAGGTTGAAAGACAGACTTGTAAGAATGGGTTATCTTGAAGAGAGTTGTCACAACTGCGGATATTGTGAAAAGAGAGTTACAGATGAAAAGATACCTCTAATATTAGAATATAGAGATGAAGATCCAGGTAATAGGTCACTGGAGAACTTATATTTACTCTGTTACAATTGTCATTTCCAACTGGTCGGTGCACTAAATTGGAAAGGTTGGAGACAAAATATTTGGTTCGATCCAAAGAAATAATTGTTAATAACTTTTGAAAAAAACGAGCCAGGATTTTACCATGTCAAATATTTTTATTATATTTATACTATAAAAATAAACAAGATATGCCTTATACAAACGAAACCCTACCTTTAACAAAATTTAATTCAAATATCAAAGAACCTGCAAAGATAAGAGTTGGAAATAAACACTGGATTGTACCAATGTGGTTAGAAGTTAGTCCAGATTTTAACGTGAAAAGAGCTGTAAGAGATCGACTAATAATCAATACATTCGACTTTTCTGTAAAAACTGTAACAAATGAGTGGAGTGTAATCGGTAGCACCGGTACTGAATATACTGTAAAATTCAACAGTTCTGGTTCATATAGTTGTGATTGTATGGGTTTCAGAAGAGCAAAAGATGGTAAATGTAAACATATTAAACAAGTCATTGCAGAAAATTGTTAATAACTTTTTGAAAAAAACGAGCCAGGATTTTCAGGTGTCGTTTATTTTGGTTATATTTATACTATAAATAATTGATTAAAACAAAAAACTACTAGATATGCAAAAATTACAGAACTCTTCATTTTGGTTTGACGATTCAAATGACGTAGACATCCTTACTGGTGAAAAGATTCAGTTAGGTAAAGACTACATCAAACTTGCGGCTACTAAGAGAGCTATAGCAAACTTCGTTCAAATCGTTACAGGTAAAAATATTCCTGTTAAATTTAATACTAAAGGTGATAGTTTCACAGACGGTAAATCTGTAACTATTTCTGCAAATCTTAAAACTAAAGACTTCGACCCAGCAGTTGGTCTAGCTCTTCATGAAGGTTCACACATCCTACTTACAGACTTCAAAACTCTTAGTGGTATGGATGAATATATCAGAAAACACATGCAAGCTACGATCGCTAAGGTTGCAATGAAGTATAATTTCTATCTAACTGAATGGAATGATGAAACAGGTGAATCTGAATTAACCAATGAGATTGATACATTCCACTCTATACGTTACATCAAGAGTAATCTTAAAGATTTGTTAAATATTGTAGAAGATCGTAGAATTGACAATTACATTTTCAAGTCTGCTCCTGGTTACAAAGCATATTATCATTCAATGTACGACAAATACTTCAATGCAAAAGTAATTGATAAAGCACTTCAATCAAACGAAAAGACTTCAGCCGATTGGGACTCTTACTTTTTTAGAATTTGTAATATCACTAATCCTAATCGTAATTTAGATGCTCTTCCAAAACTTAGAAAGGTATGGAATATTCTAGATCTAAAAAACATAGATAGATTGAAAGATTCTTGGATGGCACTAGAGGTTGCAGCAGATATTTTTCGTATTGTAGAAGATAGTTTACCATCACCTGAAGGTAATGACGATAAGGTTGATAATAACCCTAATGATAATAAAACTAATGAATCTAATGAAGGTCAAGGTTCTTCACAGATAATTCCAGACAGTGACAATATTACTACAGGTAATGGTCCATCTGGTAGAGAAGTTGAACTTACTCCTGCACAGAAAAGACAGTTAGAAAATGCGATTAGTAAACAAAAACAATTCGGTAGAGGTAACTCTAAAAAGTCTAACATATCTAAAAAAGATGAAAAGATTGTAGATGCAATATCAACTTCTGGTTCTGAAACTAAACAAGTTGGAGATGAGAGTCTTACAGACCATTGGTCTAGAAAAACTGGATATACTGATTGTATTGTAGTAAAGAACCTAACAAAAGAACTTGCAGATTCTGGTGTTTACAACACATTTAGTTCTTCTGCATGGGAATGGAATCAAAAAAAGAAAATCCACTCGATTCAAAAAGGTATGTTACTCGGTAAAATGTTAGGTAGAAAACTACAAATCAGAAACGAATCAAATACCTTAAAATACACAAGACTTCAAAAAGGTAAGATTGATAAGAGACTTATTTCATCTCTTGGTTTTGGTGCAGAGAATGTATTCAACCAGACTTTCGTAGAGCAATTCAACAATTCAGTAGTTCACTTATCTATTGATGCTAGTGGAAGTATGAGTGGTGATAAGTTTCAAAAATCATTGATTGCTTCAACTGCAATTGCAAAAGCAGCTTCAATGACCAATAACTTCGATGTTGTTATATCATTTAGAAGTACTGAAGATATGGGTAGAAAAACTTTACCAGCTATTTTTATTGCATACGATTCTAGAAAACACAAAGTTAACAGACTTCTTCAGATGTTACCATTTATGAATGCATGCGGAATTACACCTGAAGGTTTATGTTTCGAAGCAATTATGAATCAAATAGATAGTTCATCAAATGGAAAAGACAGTTTCTTTATTAACTTTTCAGATGGTGAACCTTACTTTGAAAACAATGAAATTACATACTGGGGAGATAATGCGAATAAGCACACTAAAAAGCAAGTTGATAAGATGATTGCAAAAGGTGTTAAAGTTCTTAGTTACTTCATTGGTTCTGCATACGGAAGTAATGAAGATAACTTCAAAAAAATGTATGGTAAAGATGCAAGTTTCATTGAAACAAATCAACTTGTACCATTAGCAAAATCACTAAACAAAATGTTTACAGAAAAATAGGAGAATAAATTATGAGAATAAATATTTGGATAAATAAGAGAGAAGCAGTCAGCGGTAAGATTACAAAGTGGTATACATTTGGTCCTCCACAATCATCTAACTGGCCCGAATACGTTCAAGTTTCGATATCTCAGGATGAGTTCGCAAGATTACAAGATACACCTCACCACGAAAACCTTGAAACTAGCGAAAATATTACCTATCCTGAGTTTGTTGAAAAGCACTATAAGTTAGACAGAGAAGAAGATTGGTTAGTAGAACAGTACAACAGAAACAGAGATCCAAAAGATTGGGTAGAAACTAGAGAAGAGATACCATACATTTACGAACGAAATGGTGACGATGTATATAGAAGAAGAACAGGTGATACAGAAAGAGAACTACTTACAAATGCAGAGTTTCACTCAACAAAAAAACCAATAAAGAAAGATTTGAAAAAACTTGTCAAAGAATTACAAACAATTCCTGGTGCAAAGTTTGACGAATGGTGGAAAGGATTAACTAAAGAAGAACAAATAGAATTAACTAAATTTTGGGAATAATGAATAGAGAACAAAAATACGTACACTTCAGAAAGTTGAAGTCACAGATAACAAAAAAATATAAAGGTGCAAAAACTGTTTCAAGAAACGGAAAGTATTGTGTAGAGGAAAATGGTAAGAATCTAATACAGAATTATCCAGATCTAGCAATGTCAGACTCAGTTTATGATGCATGGAAAAACACATCAATAGTTTTACATTGGGATAAGATAGATACTAGAAACTCTAGAACACTAAAGAATGACCTATCTGCGGTAACTGTTTTAGATGAGGTACAAAAAGCTGCAGATAAGGATAGAACTATTGACAAAGAGAGAAAGGTAAAAAAAGATGATGAGACTCTATTTGAAGTAGAGAATTATTCACTAGACAGAATGGAGGATTGGTCATGATAGAAAATGAATACGAAAAGTTCGAAGACTTAGAAGTAACTGATAAAAGACGAGTTTGGTGGGCGACAACTGACGAAATAATCTGTGATTGGAATGATAAGAAGTTTACAATCAGAATTGCTGAAACAAGTAAAGGCGGTGAAATAATATGGATGGCCGGCGAAGACCAATTCACTGACGAAGAGATATCAGAGATAGAAGAGTATCTTTGGAGTGGTGAAGCGGATGTATACATCGAATAATTGTTAATAACTTTTTGAAAAAAACGAACCAGGATTTTCCTGTGTTAAAAAAATTGATTATATTTATACTATAAATAAAAACGTTAAGATATGACAAAAAAACAACTGATTCTAGACTATGTTGCAATGAAAGACGGAGCAACTTATACAGAGATTATTAAATTTATTTACGAACTCAACCATCCAGGTAAAAAATACAATTGGAGAAGTAACAGAGGTTATTATTCCTGTGCATTTTGGGATGGTGGATATTTCTCAAAGAGAGGTCACCTAATCACACCTGGTAAATTTGATGAGTATCTTACAAAGATTGACGGAAAATACTACACAGTCCGACAAGGAAAGGTTATCAACTCGAATAATAAATGTACAGGACCAAATTGTTGTTAATATGAAAGAATTACAAGACTTACAGAAACTGATAAATGAGTTAAATAACTCGACATCCACTAATGAGAAAATATCTACCTTAGAACTGTATAAAGGTAATGTCGGAGTATGTAAATTATTGGAGTATACACACTCCCAGTTCAAACAGTTTAATGTCACACCCGCAAATTGTGAGAAGAAGAGTGAACTAATTACTCCAACCACACATCCAGATATTTTTGCATTGTTAAATGACCTACACGATAGAGTAATTACAGGAAATAATGCAATTGGTGCGGTAAACTCATTTACTAAAAAATATCCTGAACACAAAGAATTAGTGTACATGATTTTGAATAGAAACTTAAAGACAAGAGTCGGAACTTCACTAATCAATCGTGTAATTCCAAATTGTATACCTGTTTTCAATGTCGCACTTGCACAAAAATATGAGGCGGTCGCAAAAAAGGTAGATTTTAAGACTCAAGAATGGTTTGCGAGTCGTAAACTGGATGGTGTTAGATGTATTACTATAGTAGATCCGAAAGGTAACGTAAACTGTTATTCTCGTGCAGGTAAAGAGTTCTATACACTAGATAAAGTAAGAACAGATATTTCTGCGATGGGATTAAGAGGAGTTGTATTTGACGGAGAAATTTGTTTGGTAGATGAAAATGGTAATGAAGACTTTCAAGGTATTATGAAAGAAATTAAACGAAAAAACCATACTATAGAAAAACCGGTATACAAATTATTCGATTATATTACATACGATGAATTTAACCAGTGTGAAGGTACAGTAGATCTTGCGACGAGACTTACACTTTTACAGAAAGAATTAAATAATGTCCGTGTTTCTAAAGATTTACCACTGAATACATTAGATCTTTTGGAACAAGACTTTATAGAACACGAATCTATGTTCGAAGAGATGGTAAATTTTGCGACTCAACAAGGTTGGGAAGGTTTGATGTTGAGAAAAAATGTAGGTTATTGCGGAAAAAGAAATAAAGACCTCTTAAAAGTTAAGAAATTTTATGATGCGGAATACAAAGTTATAGATTCTGAAAGTAAAAAACTGAGAGTGGTAGACACACTTACGAACACTGAAGTTGAAGAGGATATGTTGTCCGCGGTAATTATTGAACATAAAGGAAATACGGTACGAGTTGGAAGTGGTTTCAGTATCGAACAGAGAAGAGAATTTCATTCAGATCCATCTAAGATTTTAGGTAAGGTGATAACGGTACAATACTTCGAAGAGAGTAAGAATCAGAATGGAGAATACAGTTTACGTTTTCCAGTTATTAAACACGTATACGAAAACGGAAGAGATGTATAATTATATAAATATAGAGTTGGTTTGTGGTGGAAGTAACAGATTCAGCGAGAATATAAAACTCACAGAATCACGTTCATGGAATACACTGCGGAAGAGATATAACAATATCTCACCACGAGTTGGAAGTCCTAAGTTTGGTAACGGTAGCGCCGGAACCCTGTCTTCAAAGTCTACGAGGACAGAATATAGGGATTTTTTAAGTTTTTACCCGTCGAAAAACGGTAGATAAAAAACTGTGGGTTCGAATCCCACCAAACCACTCTTTTTTTACAAAAATAAATGTTATGAGAAGTCCTAGTAATCTGTTACAAGAACAATATAGAGATGAACC